CCGTGCCGCCCTTCTTCATTTAATAGCATACAATCATGGCAGAAGAAAAGAAAATTGAGCAGCCTTCGGTGGACTTACAGGAGTTGCTCGACAGCGTACTGCACGACGAGCCTACCGAGTTCGTGTTCCGTGGAAAGAAGCACAAGCTCGGCTGGCTTCGCAAGGGAACCATGAGCAAGTGTTCCCATATCCGGGCAAAGGAGAAGAACGAATGGAAACGCAACGTCAAGATTTGTGTCTGCATTCTCCTCAACAACATCTGGAAGATACGATTCCTGTATTGGATCTACTGGCGCTGGCTCTACTACATCAAGGATGTGGATGTGACCGAGGTTCTGAGAGTTCTCGATGTTTCTAAAAAAAAAATTCCATCGAACGCATTCTCACTGGCTACCATATTAGCGACCGGGATGACGGACGTGATGATGACGATGACGAGGAGCGAAGCAAAAGCTATCCAAGCAGAACCAGCTGGGGAGCAGCCTTCTCACTAGCGGAGAAGTTCGGTTTTCTCTTTCAGCGTAAGTACTTCATCGCGGCCTACGACTACTGGTGGGGCTATTCATCGGCGCAGATTGACCTCATGGTAGCAGACCAGCCTCTTGTCGTCTATCCGAAGACCAAGAAGGAAGGCGGTCCGAAGAAGCACACAAAGAAGGAGATGGATGACCTCTACGATAGGTGGATGGAGAAAAAGAAGAAAGAAGGAAGTCTTGTCGGCGAGAAAATAAATCTTGTCGGTTACTTAAACAATAAACTCTAATTTTAAAATATTCAGGATATGGCAGGTGGAAATTTAGGTGACTTGTGGTTTGACTTAAACATTAAAGACAGCAATGTTAGGTCAAAACTGAAAGAAATTTCAGAAGCACTTTCGGAGTTGGATCTAAAAACTGAGTCCGGAAGAAAGTCTGCTGAGAAGTTATTTAAGAACTTTAATAGAGAGAATAGCAAAGAAATCGCTGAGGATTTTAAAAATATAGCGGCCCAAATGGGCATTCAGGCTCTGGAAACTGCAAATCTCAGCAAAAGACTGAAGGAGTTATCGGAACTAAAAGCAGACATTCTTCGTAGAGACAAGGAACAATCCGAGCACGGTAACTTTGTTGCGATGAAAAATGAAGCGCAGGCTGCACTTGATTTAACAAATAGATACAATGAGCTTGCCAAGTTAAAAGAAGATATCTTAAGACGCGACAAGGAAATGGATGCTCAAGGGGCTTTTGTGACGCTTGTTAACGAATCGAAACAGGCGCAGGAACTTAATGAGCGTTACAGGGAAATGCAGCAACTGAAATCCGCGATTTTGGAGCGAGACAGACAGTCAACCGAGCACGGCAACTTTGTTGCGATGAAAAATGAAGCGCAGGCTGCACAGGAGTTAGCTGTCAGGGAAAGAGAACTCGCTGAGTTGCGAAATGCTATCGTACGCCGTAATGAAGAAATGATTGCTGCCGAAAATAGGCTAAGAGAAGCGACGGAGCGAACTAACCAGGCTAGAAGAGAAGCAATTTCTGTATCTAGGAAACAGGCAGAATCCCTTGTACGTGATAGAGCTAAGGAACTTGAAGCACAAAGACAACAGATCCAAGGTTTATTTGGAAGTGGAAAGAATGTATTAAGTACGCAAGAGTTAATGCAACTTCAACAGGCATTCTCGCAAATTACGAAAGAGCTTAATATATTGCGCAGTGCGATGAATAATCTTGGTAGTTATTCTATCAAAGATTTATTCTCTATAGGCAGAGGAGCAAGCGAATATACTCCACTGATAAACAGTATGCGAACTGTAATTGATCAAAAACAGGAAGCGATAAACCTTGAGCGAAAACATCAAGAAGAGATAACGAGAACGGCTGCAAAGGCACGAAACGACCTTGCAGCAGCATTCGCCGGAGCAAACGCTGAAGCGAAGAAGATGCAATCCATAGTCGGAGACATCAAGTCTCTCTTCTTACAGGGAGGTATTGTCTTTGGCGCGCAGCAATTCTTTAATTCAATCGTACAGACTGGCGGCGAGATTGTTCAGCAGCATGTAGCGTTGCGTTCTATCCTCGGTGATGTACAGAAGGCTGATGAGCTCTTCGCTCAGACTCAGCAGCTTGCATTGCAGTCTCCATTCAAGTTTGGAGAGCTGAACCGAGATGTCAAGCAGCTGGCTGCATTTGGAGTTGAGGCGAATGACTTGTATGATACCACAAAGCGTCTCGCTGATATCGCATCTGGTCTTGGCGTGTCTTTCGAACGACTTGGCTTGGCTTATGGTCAGGTTAAGGCCCGTTCTTGGCTTGACGGTAAGGAATTACGCCAGTTTGCTTACGCTGGACTTCCACTCTTACAGAGAATTACGGAGCTTTACAATTCAGAAGGAAAGAACGGAAGGAACAATTATACCCAGGCAGATGTCAAGAAGATGATTACTGCCAGACAGGTAAGCTTTGAGGATGTCCAGAAAGTGCTTTGGAAGATGACGGATGAAGGCGGTCAGTTCTACAATATGCAGTTCGTCTTATCAGAGACATTACTTGGTCGCTGGAACAAGCTCATTGATGCCTGGGATATTATGCTAGGAAAGTTCGCAGAAGGCAAGAATATCGTCGGAGGTACTTTCTCGTTCATCATAAATAGAGTAACCGACCTTGTGTTAGCTTTGGACAAGCTGTCTCCTGCCCTTCTTTCATTCGGAGCGGTGTTTGCTGCAAGGAAGCTCGGCGGTATGGCTTATTCTAAGATGGGTATTGGATCACTTGCTAAGAGTTATACTCAGCAGATGAATTCCCAGTTAAAGTCTTATGCTATCGAACAGCAGCAACTTGTTGTGGAAGGAGAGATTACGCAGAAGATTGCCCAGCAGAATGTATTCAAGAAAGCTGCTATTCTGTCGGAAAAGCAATCGCTTGTCGCGAGCTACAATAGGGCTGCACTCGAAGGAAGGATGTCCGTATTGCAGATGCAACGAGCAGTCAAGGAAGGCTTGGTTTCTAAGGAGATAATTAGTCAGCTCGCATTGATGGGACAAATAACCGCCAAACAAGAGCAAATCATCTTGAATGGAGGCAGAATGTCTGCCGTATGGAGCATGACAACTTCAAAGATCGGAGGATTTATCAACGCCATCGGTGGTTGGTGGGGGATCGGCATTACGGCTATCACTTCATTGTTGATGGGGTACAATCAATGGTCAAGTCGAGTAAAGGAAGAAGAAAAGACGTTGATTGATGGAGCTAAGCAGAAATCCAAAAGTTACGGAGATTTTCTGTCTGGATTAGGCCCAAAAGACGCGTCCAACCTTTCTTCGCAAGTTGACTCGATGAAGGAGATTCTGAAAAGTTCAGATGACTACACGGATTCTATCAAGCAGCAGGTTGAAAGCGCAGGAAGCCTGTCAAAACAATACGACATACTCAAAGAAAAAATTGAGGATGCGAAAAAAGCAAATGATGGCTTAGCTGATAAATATGGAGTTATAACGAATAACGCAACTTCAGCAACAGGTCTTGTTAGCGACAACCTATTCGATATGATCGGAGCTGATACTCCACAATGGTTACAGTGGTTGAATGGACTCACGAACGATGATATTGCAAAGAATGTGGAGCAAGCACAAGAATCTCTGTCTAAGTTCCAGGTGATGTTCGACGAGCTCGACTCTAATACAAAGGCAAAAATGGAGGATTTTATCCGGTCTTTGATGGAAAACAACGAAGAGCTAGCAAACCAAATCAAGGGTCTGCCCCTTACTGAGCAGATTAGGATGCTTGCGGCTATTGGCGGAGATGATTGGGAAAAATTTGTCGACAAGTTTGCAAATGGAAGCAAGGAGACAGAAAATTGGTTAAAGGAACTTGCGGAAAGAGCGAAGGATTCTAGCGATGATGTGTCTGAAATAATGTATGACGACGTGCCGAGAGGACTTGAGTCCGTCAGAAAACAGCTCGGGTTGTCTCAAGATCAATTCCGCACGTGGGCAAAACGAAACCCTGAGATTTTCGCCAGTATGATGGATAAGATGGCACAGAAGGCAAATATTACAAGTAAAACCATCTTGTATTATTTTCATTCGGCTATCAGTAAGCTCATGGATATGGACTTTTGGCCAGGCGACAGTGGTAACGGAAAGAAAGGAAAGCCTTCGTACAACTCTGGCGTGAACACTCCTTTCTCTGATATTATAAGGCAAAGACTTCACAAGAACGGAACTTTCACCGGAAATAAAAAGAAAGGTAAGTTTTGGACGAGAGAGGTTGATAATGCGTTAAGACAAGTGCAAGACCAGTCTTTCGAGACCACAGGTGAGAATATTCGTAAGGAGCTCAAGGCTGCGAGAAACGAACTTGATACGATCGTCAATGGAAAAGTAAGCAAGAATTCTTCTGAGTACAAGAATGCTAAACACAAGTACGATTTGTGGAAAGCTATCGCTGACGCAGGTTACATATCTGACGATCTTGGAAAGAACAAGGTTACTGGTAACTTTGGGAAAGGCAAAAACAGGAATGGTCGCGAAGAAGACGCAGAACTTAAACGCCTACAGGAACGACTCAGTAGCTTGAAGTCTGCAAGGCAGATGTACCAGAAGTACAAGAGCATAATGTCTGATGAAGAGGCAAAGAAGAAGACTTACAATCTCTTCCCAGAGGTTACCGGTCTTAATCTTGACGACTATCAGAAGGCTGTTCATTCTCTCCTTGAAGGATTCAGCATAAATACCACAGAGAGAAAGAAGTTCCAGACATCCATCTATCGCGAGGTCGCAGAGTGGCTCTTCGATGAGAAGGATAAAAAGGAGTATGAAAAGAAGGCGGCTGATTTCAGCGAGTCTATGAACAAACTGTCTGAGCGATGGGATTTGTATAAGAGTCTTCTTGAAAAAACTGGTAGCAAATTCTTTGCTGAGTCGGCATGGGTTGACGCATTCCAGATGGATGACAAGGTACAATCTCTTATGGACGAGTATTACGCTCACTACCATGAGATATTCAATCTTCAGGATTCTCTCAGCATGACTGACGGAGAAGCTAAGGAAAAGCTTAAGCTACCAAATCAGTACGAAGAGTGGAAAAAGATTACAGAACTCCTCCGTGGTAATTATGTTAAGTCTTTGCAAGATGCCGCCGATATCATCGAGAAGACAGAAGATTATGAGGACAAGATTCTTAAGATTCGACAGGATTACGATAAACTTATCAATAAGACGAATGATCCTGGTATCAAGGCGAGGTATGAGATTCAGAGAGACAAGGAGATTGGTCAGGTTAAACTTGACAAGTTCAAAAACTCTTCTGATTATCTCAACTTCTACGGAGCCATCGTCTCTCTCGGCATGGATAAGGCTCAGGCTATCGGAGCAAGAATCAGGCAGAATATCAATGAGGCTCTGCAAAACGGAGCTATCGATGCGAGAGAGTACGCCAAGGAAATCAAGCAGCTTGATGAGCAGTTATCGAAGCTGACGAGTCCAAAGAAGACTTTCCTCAATGGAGGTCTAAAGGGAATGGCTGAGCAGAAGATTTCTGATGCCAGCGAGCAGATGACCATCGCAGCAAGTAAAATTTCTGAAGGCAAGAAGGTTCGCGAACTTGGCCTCAAAATGGGAGACGAAAACTTCGTCAAGCGTGGTGACAGCATGATTGCCAGTGGAAAGGCTATGATGAAGGCTGCTGAGATTCTGTTTAAGGATGGAACAAAGGCGAAAGAATCTCTTGATAAGTTTGCTAACGTAGTAAGCATTATCGACCAGAATGTGCAGGGAATGAGTGAAGCATTCAATGACATCAAAGAGACTGCTTCCCTTCTCGGAGCTGACACTGAGTCTGATGGATGGCAGGACGCTTCTGCGTTCTTCGAGACATTCTCTGGCATGTCAAGTTCACTGTCAAAGGTGGTAACAAGCGCGGAGTCCGGCAACGTTGGTGGAATCCTTGCCGGTGTAACTGGTATATTTACCTCACCTATCAAGGCGTTTGCAAAGGCTCATGATGCCAAGCTCGACCGACAGATAAAGCTTGCAGAGAGACAGCTGAATGAGTTAAAGAACTTATCTAGTAATATTAGTTCTGTCATCGAGAAGACCCTTGGAGGAATCTATTCTTACGAAAGGTCTTCTGATACAACTAAAAAGCTCAACGATGTAAAGAATGACTATAAGGCTTGGGAGGCTTATTCCAAGACCGATACGGGCAAGGCTTTCTTCGGTGGCAAGAACTTGAGTCGCTACAGCAAGGAGACCTACGATGCTGTAATGAAGACAGAGACGAATCCTTCCGCATACGCAGATCAACTCGCCCTGCTCCACGCTCAGGAAGACGAGTTGAGAAAGCAGAGGCAAGCCGAGGATGACAAGAAAAAGACGGACAAGGATAAACTTGCTGACTACGACCAGCAAATCAAGGAGATGGAGTTACAGATCAAGACGTTCGCACAGGACTTTCTTAAAGACGTTTACTCTATCGATATGAAGAGCTGGGCAAGCACACTTACTGACACCATTGTGAGTGCATGGGCTAAAGGTGAGGATGCTGTAGATGCTTATAAGAAGAAGGTCAAGGAAATGGTTCGCGATGTGGTAAAGAATATCGTTACGCAGAAAATAATGGAAAAGGCTCTCGAAAAACCTCTCGAATGGCTCACATCTGTTCTTGACAAAAAGGGTCAGCTTGACGAGACAGATATGGATACGTTTGCAAAGCAGCTTTACGAGGTTGGGGAAAAAGTAACTCCTCAGATAACCGGACTCTTTGATGCAATGAAGAATAATGGATTTGATATGAGAGAGAACGGAAGCTCATCTGCCACCAACTCTGTTAAGAGTATCACAGAGGAGACAGCTGATCTCCTAGCCAGTTATGTAAACAGCATACGTCTCGATTTGTCTGTTGTTCGTGAGATGCAGGGGAAATTCTTACCTGAGATGAGTGAGATTGCAAAGTCTCAGTTGACTCAGCTTAACCTGATTGCTCAAAACACCTTGCGCAATGCAGATGCAGCAGAGAGAATCGATAAGACTGTCTCGGAGTTGAACGATAACTTCAACAGAGTTATCAATGGTACGAAATCTTTAAAAATGAAATAATTATGTTTGAAAAAAGAAATTTATCAGACAGAATGAAGAACGAGGCGGTTTCACTGGGTCTTTGCGCTCAGTGGACCGCCGAGTGGCATGACAACTCATCCAAACATGAGATGGTTGATAAGTTTGTTAAGGGTATCGACTTCTGTATCGGAAGAAACTGGCCTTCGACCAAAGATATGAAGAAGTACTTTGGTGATGTTATTCACGATCATGGTGTGTATGTTGACGAGAACGTTGACCTGCAAAATCCGAAGGTTGTCATCCTCAATGGAGAGTGCGTAGCAAATATCAGCTATGACTGGATGGACAGTGGAGAGATATACGTAAGACACAACTCTTCACTTTACCTGAAGGTTAAGGGATTCTCTAGGGTGTTTGTCAATCTGTTAGATGGTGCAGAGCTTCATGTTGAATGCGAAGATGCCGCAAAGTGCTTCGTCTATCAATACGGAGGAACAGTCGTGAAAGCTACCGGACCAGTCAATATCAGGGATAGACACGACTTTAAGTTCAATTAACGCATATTTATGCGCATATTTTTGCATATTTATTCTATTTTTTGTATATTTGCAATTATAAAAAGTTGAATTAAGGTATGAAAGATTATTTCAGGATATACATGCAGAAGGAAGGAGATGGGAATGAGGTGAAAGACTCCATCGCCGACTTCGGTATGTACGTTAGCGAGAGTCCGTTCAAGCCTTGTGATTCTGTCAAGGAGCCTATTAAAAGGGAATGGCACGACGAGCATGGTGACGACGAGTACATTGGTAAGGATGGTCTCTACATGGCGGCATACGAGAATAAGGTCAAGTTCCTGTTTAAGGGTAATGCTTTCGGGGCAAACGAGAAGTGTAAGGCTTTCATCGACTATCTCCGTAAGTCCGGCATGATGAAGATGTACTGCGACTTCAACAGGGTTGGAAGGCAGCATGTGAGACTGAAGAGCATTGATCCGGACCTGTACAGATATCCGGGCAGCGAGGATTTGCTTGTCCTCTCTATTACATTCAAGTTTAACGACCCTGTTACTGATGTCAAGCCGATTATGGACGCACAGGGCAGTATTTCAAATTTAGGATAGCATACAAATGAGCACTTGGAATATTTATCATAAGGATGGCTCGAAGCTGACAGACGTTAACGGAGAGCAGATAACCGTTCATGGATTGGAGTACTCTGATTCCTGGATGGGCGAATGCTTTTTGACTATCAACTTCAAGCATGAAGTGCCTATCAACTTTCAGATAGGAGACTATATTGTCTATCGTGGCGAGCGATTCGAGCTCAACTACGAGCCGGGCAAAGACAAGCAGGCCAGACCCGACACATACGGAGAGGGCTTCGTATATGACAGCGTGAAGTTCAACGCATTGCAGGATGAGCTTGCTAGGGCTGAGTTTCTCGATGTTGTATTGAACGACAACGAACTTCACTACACTTCCCTACCGAAATTCCCATTCTTCGTACAGACTTTGGACGATTTGCTCGACAGGATCCAGGCGAACCTCGACGAGCAGATTGGTGCAGGTCTTTGGAAGATTTACTCCCGAAACAAGGACCGTTCCGTTCAGCGTGGAGCCCTCGCAAGCGAGTGGTTGTCGGTTTATGGTGAGAAAACCGAAGATAACATCATCGAATCGATGTCCATTACAGTGGACTCACAGACCTGTTGGCAGGCTCTTGCGCTTGTGAACGAGAAGTGGAATGTGAATTTCATAGTCAGAGGAAGAAACATCTATGTCGGTACTACCGGAATAGAAGCCGGACACATCTTCTCCTATGGTATCGGAAATGGACTCTACGAGATTGTGCAGAACGCAGATTCTGATCAGAGTGTCATTACGAGATTGAGAGCGTATGGTTCGGAGAAGAATCTTCCTTCTCATTACTATGCGGACCTCGGTGTCAAGTACGTGGCGAATATCACGAAAGTGGTTACAGCTAGCACAAATGTTGAGCTTGAACTGGATATCGATTATATCGAGACGTATTTCAAGAATAAGAGAAAGTACGTCGTTTCCGGAGAGTCTCAGGAACAGTCTTTCGGATGGGTCCTTCAGGTAACGTTCGATTTTCAGACTACAATTACCGGTTATGTAACACAGTCTGGCAGCTCTGGCAAATGCAGGTTCTACTCCGAGTTAAAGGGAGGACAGGTAGATAGCGGAGATGAGGAATCAAAGGAGAAACTCGACGCATTCATCTCTCAGGTCAAGGCCGGGAATACAAAGATGTATATCACGTCCGGTCTCAATAAGAAGGTCGTTCCTTCATCCATGAAGGAGTACGCAAAGAATCTTCCGAATAATATGTCCATCAACAGGCTTATGCTGCCTGGATTTCCTCACGTATCGCTGAGTGATTTCTACGACTCTCTTACTGAACAGGAAAAGAAGTATGTGAATCCAACCGGGAAACTGCACAAATTCTCTACTGATCCATATAGGCCATACATCGATTCTCTCAATATAGAGGAGATTGGTCTCCGTTCGGCATCGCAGTTCTTTGATACTGATGATAAGACGAATGGAGTTGTAGAAATCTACCCTACTATCGAGGAGATGGAAATCGGTGGCGTACGTGTGGATGAGATTGATGAGGGTGTTGCTCCTGATGATGACGGAAGATTTGGCGATAATGAAACCGTAAAGAATGTTGATATCTATCTTAAAAAGGCTATCGACTTTGATATCAACGATTTAAAGGATGACGACTTCTCCATCTCGATGAAGGATGGTATGTGTGGCGGACGAACATTCAAGGTAGCATCCTCAGCCAAGGTTGACGGAAGGTGGAGGCTTACTATCGAGAGAATCAAGGATGACGCTCTTGAGCTTTGGTTCCCATACAAAGACTACCCTATCAAGAATGGCGACCATTTCGTTCTTACCGGCATCACTCTTCCTGATTCGTATGTGAAAGCCGCATCATTGAAGCTCCTTAAGTATGCTATTGCGCTCCTTGACAAGAATGACTACACAAGGTATGTCTATCAGCCTAAGGTTGACGAGCTTTTTATGGCGAGACAGCATGATAAGGCGCAGGCAGACGAAACTGGAACTATCAAGAGTCTGCACGATACCCTGAAGGCCGGCGACCTGATGAACTTCAATGATACAGACCTCAATATCGAAGGAATCATCTCTATCGATCAGCTCACTATCAAGGAAGAAGATGGTAAGATTCCTACCTACGATATAACTCTTCGTGAGGACAAGGAGGTTGGAACTATTCAGAAGATGCAGCAGCAGATCTCGTCTCTTCAAAACGGAAATGGCGGAACCGGAGCAGGATTGACAACTACACAGGTCAAGAATCAGGTCGCAACAGAGGGAAGTAAGCACTTCATCTCAAAGATAAACGATGACACCGCTAAAGGTACTATCACCTGGGAGAAGATTCAGAAACTTTTAAGTGGTTTGCTTGTCGGTAACTCCAATTCCGAGAACGGCGGCTCGTGGACTCCCGATGGAGAAGGTCGCTCGCATCTCATCACCGATTACCTGGAGGTGAGGATGAAGGCTATCTTCGAGGAACTTGTTGTCAAGAAAACCTCCACCATCGGTGGTAAGGAAATTATCTCTCCTGCGGGTGGTGTGGTGGCTCACAAGGTAGAAGTTGTTACTGTGACATATAATAATGTGTCACAGAAGGCTTATCGTTGCTATTTCTTGGCAGAGCAGGAAGGCGATTCTGTAGATAATGATTTCGCTATTGGCGACCAAGTGCGTTCGGAATCTTTTAACGTCCGCAAGGGCACTTATCACAAGGTAGGCAATCACTTCTATTGGCGATTGGCAATCGGTCGTGATGAAGACCCTGTGGAGCTGGAAGGCAAGAAGTATCACTACATCGACCTCTCAGATGCCGATTGTGCAACGGCAAGCGATGTCCCTGCTAAAGGTGATGTGCTCAATCAGTGCGGTAATAGAACCGATGTAGAACGTCAGAACTGCCTTATCTTCTCGGCGGTAGATACCTATTCGCCATCAATCGGATTGTATCACGGCATCAATAGCTACTCCTTTGCAAACAAGGAATACGTAGAGTATGGCGTAAACAAGCAGACCAACAAGGCGTTTTTTAATGTCTATGGTGATATGTATGTGGGCGACCGACCTACCAAGGAGAATGGTTACGAGGGAAGCTCTTATGTTAAATATGACAGCGCAACCAATCAGGTAGTCATCAAGGGTAAGCTTTCGGCTAAATCCACCGTGGATGGCAAGGAATTGTCTCAGTATATCAAGGAGAACTCAGCAAAGGGCTTGACCGAGGAGCAGGTAAACAATCTCATCAAGAACTCGCAGGTCATTATCGACTTGCAGAATCAGGTGGATGGAGCTATCGAGACGTGGTTCTACGAGGGTGTTCCTACTTTGAAGAATGCCCCTGCAAGCAGTTGGACGACCGACAAGGATAAAGATACCCATCTTGGCGACCTTTACTACGACAACAAGACGGGCAAGGCATACCGCTTTGCCAAGGATGGAAACACCTACAAGTGGACTATCATTACTGACACCGATATTGCCAAAGCCCTCTCTGATGCAAGCAAGGCACAGGAGACCGCAGACGGGAAAATGAAGGTGTTCAGCACTCAACCGAACCCACCATACCAAGTTGGTGACATCTGGGTAAATGCCACTTATCCTTCTGACGGCAGTACCTACAAGAATGAGGTATTGCGCTGTCAGACCAAAAAAGCGGCAGGTTCTCAGTTCGTCATCGGTGATTGGATCAAGGCATCTAAATACACCGATGATACCGTTGCCAACGCAGCCAAGAAAGCGGCAGAGGAAGCTCAGAAGGCGGCACAGACCGCACAGACAAACATTACGAACCTCGGCAAGACCGTCACCACCAATAAGAAGGCATTCGATAACTACGTCAATGATGGCTACCTAGAGCCTTCCGAGATTGCGGCAATGGCTCAGGATTCCAAGCGACTTGAAGATGCTTTCGCAGCTGCCGAGAAGTCGTACAATGAAGTGAAGGGAGCAGAGGTATTGAAGAGCACCAAGGAGCTCACCGACCTCAACACCGCTTTTGCTACTCTCACGACTGCCAAGAAAGAACTCATCGAGTATCTTTCAGATATTTCTGCGAGATATAATGCGGCTGATACTAAAGGTAAGGCTACCATCGTATCTGCTGTCGGAACGAAGTTTACCAACTTTCAGTCTGCATACAGCGCATTTTACGACAAGCTCGGTTTGGCAAACGCATATATCACTAGCAAGATATATGGCGACCTCGGTGTAGTTATCGGTGACGTAACCAGCCTTGCTTACTTAAAGAAGGCTCTGATGGATGCTCCCGATACTGAGATTAACGGAGGTCTGGTTCTTACATCACTCATCGGTTTGCGAGACACGGACGGAAACACTACGGCAGGTATCAATGGTATAACGGAGAAGTCTGCAAAGGGAGGCGGCATCGCTGCTTGGTTCGGTGGCGAAATGGTCGATAAGGACTACAACGATGGCTCTAAGACTCCTGCCAACACCATCTTCCGCTTCGATGGTTCGGGCTATGTGGCAGGTGGCGCAATCTGGTGGGGAACTGATGGTAGGGTTCACGCAGACCCGACATCGTTTATCATCAGCGAGAAGAATCTTGGTGCATACCTCACCTTCTTCGAGCCGACTTGGAAGGCAGGAAGTGCAGGAACGAGCGTTGCCGACCTTGTGTCTTTGAAGCCAAACGCTCCATTCACAAAATTGGGTGTTTCGGGCGATGCTACATTCGAGGGCGCAATCTCCTTTCATGGCATCAAGCTCACGTATGATGCAACCAACAAGGCTATCAAGATTGATGGTAATCTCTATGCCACAGGCGGTATCACAGCATACGGAGCAAGTAGTGGCGCAGGCGGTGGCGGATTGAATGCAAGCGTAATCAGCTATGCGAGAATCATAGAGGGAAGCTATACGGATGCAGACTTGACTAGTATTCCTAATGCCTATGCTGTCAAGGCTCTCAGCAGTCGAATTGACAATATAGCTACAGAGCTTGGTGGTCTGAATCTCTCCTGGAATAACATCACTGGCAAACCATCAACGTTCGCACCTAGTGCGCATACCCATAAGTGGGCGGAAATCACTGACCGCATCACGAAGGTAAGCCAGCTTACCAACGATGCTGGGTATCTGACTGCCCATCAGTCTCTCGCAAGCTATTATACCAAAGCGGAGATTGATGCAAAGGGCTATACTACCAATAAGGGTACTGTTACATCAGTGGCTCTTACCCTCCCTACAGGTTTGGCGTGCGCAACAAAGACCATCACGACAAGCGGCACGTTTGCCATTAGTCTTGCCTCTGGGTACTCCATTCCAACAACGACAAAGCAGACGGCTTGGGATGGTGCGGTATCAGCAAAGCATACTCATAGCAATAAGTCTGTGTTGGACGGCATTTCGTCCGTAAAGGTAACTCATTGGGATAGTGCCTATGACTGGTACGCCCTTATGACTACTGACGAGGAGACTGCGGACGGCATTATCAATAAGTGGAACGAGGTGGTTAGCTTCCTCGCAAATATTGCGCAGACAGACACTTTAAGTGGTATCGTTGATGGAATCAATAAGTCTATATCTGACGAGGTAACAAGAGCGAAAAAGGCAGAAGGGGTGAACGCTTCGGGCATATCCACCAATAAGACGAATATCACTACTTTGCAGGGCTACTTTACAAGCGGCTCTGCGAAGAAGACACTCCAGCTCACGAATGCTCGCAAGCTTTGGGGAAATTCATTCAATGGTACTTCTGATATTAACGGAAGTATCATCGTGCCTAGTGGAAAGTATATCTCAATCGGTAACATCAAGTTGGAGTATGATGCAGCTAATAAGGCGCTGAAGATTACGAATACGACGACCGAAGAGGTGGCTAACCTCTACACAAGTGGTGGTGTTTCTGCCTATGGTGTGGGAACATCATCATCAAGTGGCGGTGGTCTCAACGGCTCTGTAAAGGCTTATGCTGATGCTATCAGGCTTACTACGGAAAACCTTTCAGAGGTTGCTTCTGCATACTCAGTAGCAAAGCTCTATTCGGAGATTCAGAATGTGGCAAGTGCTGTTCCTAGTATCAGCGTGTCTGTGCCAACTGGCGGAAATGCCCTCACTGGTGCAACCTATGATGCAAGTACTGGTGTGATTACTTTCGCGAAGGGTACGTTCCTCACGGCTCATCAGTCTCTCGATGGTTACGTGAATGCGATAGCAGTTAGCGGAAGTGGAAATGCCGTTACTGCCGTTACAAAGAGCGGCAAGACCATCACCTTCACGAAGGGTGCTACATATCTCACCTCGCATCAGAGTTTAAGTAATTATTACACCAAGAGTAGTGTAGATTCTCTTCTTAATGGTAAGTCTGCTACTACTCATACACATAGTGTAAAGATTAACGGTATCACTAAAACCATTCCGGCTAGTGGTGGAGATGCTGTAGATTTGGGAACTTATCTCACAACACATCAAAGTCTCGCAGCTTATGCAACTCAGAATTGGGTTAAAAATGAAGCTACTGCTCATAACGCAGATATGGTAGATAATTATCACGCTAGTGGTTTGTTTACTGGTTTCAGTATTTCTGATGTTGCAAACAAGGTTACTATTAGTATTGGTGGAACTTCTAAAGCACTGAATTTAGTAAGAGCTTTTCCTAGTGGTGTTGGAAACAATTTTAACGATATTGCAACACACGGGAATAGTATGGGTATGTCTAATATTGCAGCACCTTATGCTAGTTCTACTGCTAACTATCAAACGTTGAATGGTTATGTTAATCCTAATGGACAAACTGGTTGGCATCATTATATTAATCTGTCTTATACTGATAGTAATAATACGGAAACTTCTCCTAATATGTGGCAAACTCAGTTTGCTATAAAAGCTGGCACTACTGAAGTTTATGTCCGTTCTAGAGCTGGAGGCAAGATAAGCAATAGTGCTGCTTGGGATGCTCCTTGGGTAAGACTTGCTAGAGTTACTGACAATGTAGCATCTGCATCAAAAGTTGCTAATGCTCTTTCTTGGAGCGGTTACAGTAGTGGTTCTTATAATGGTTCTGCTGCAATGTCTATTAGTATTCCAAACAATACTAATCAGCTTACTAATGGAGCAGGGTTCATTACAGCTTCTGCTAGTATCACTGGTAATGCTGGAAGTGCTACTAAGTTACAGAATTCTAGAACTATAAACGGAACATCGTTTAATGGTACTGCCAACATAGTAACTTCTTATTGGGGAACAACAAGAAAGCTTTGGGGCAATAGCGTGAATGGTAATGCTGATGTAAATGGCAGTATAACTATTGCTAATACTGATGGTGTTTATGTGCAAATTGGTGATGTCAGATTAGTTTATGATAAAGCTAATACTGCCATTAAAGTAGTTAAGTCTGATGGTACAACCGCAGCTAACTTCTATGCTACTGGTGGCATTACCGCCTATGGTGAAGGTAGTGGCTCGTCAGGTGGTGGTGGGTTGAATGGTAGTGTGAAGAGCTATGCAGATGCCTTGAAACTTACTAGCGAATCTCTGTCTGAGATAGCTTCTGCCTACTCTATCAAGGCTCTTGATAGTCGTATCGTCAGCCTAGAAGGAGGCTCGGCTATGGACGTTAGTGTTAGCGGTAGTGGAAACGCAGTGACAGCCATCAGTAAGAACGGAACGACTATCAGCGTGACAAAGGGAACAACGTTCTTGACTTCACATCAGAGCCTTGCGAGCTACCTTACTAAGACTGACGCAGCCAGATTGTATCAGCCAAAGGGAAGCTATCTTACCGCTCATCAGAGCCTAGATGGCTACGTCAACGAGGTTGCGACCAGCGGCACTGGCAACGCCATCACCTCGGTATCGAAAAGTGGCAAGAAACTCACCTTTACCAAAGGTGCAACGTTCCTAACTAGTCATCAAAGTCTTAGTGCTTATTTGAAGTCTGCGGATGCAGCTAATACTTACCTTAAACTTAGCGGTGGTGCTATGACTGGTAATATTAGATATAAAGGGTCTAAGAATACCTATGACATGATAACGTTTGTAGATAATAACGTTGATGTATATGGTAATGGTATATGTATCGGTGGTGGTGGACTTACTATTATTGGCGGAGGAGAATCTGCAAGTGAGGTGCTAAAACAACACACAAATGGTGGAGATGAAAATATGATTGTAGCTAATGATGCTGCAATAGACTTCTTCTCTAATATGAATAGTGGATGGGCTTCACGCAAAGCTGGTTCTTTTGATACATCTGGATATTGGAATGGAGTTGGATTTAAGAAGGATAATTCTAGCGATAGTTACGTACTTCTTGGTGGTGGTGGACACAAGAAAGAATCTAGCTTATCTGTTAGCTATGCGAATAGTGCAGGAAGTGCCAACTCTGTAGCTTGGAGTAACGTTAGTGGAAGACCGACAAAGGTAAGTCAATTTACAAATGATAGTAATTATGCTACTCAATCTTGGGTTACTGGAAAAGGATATTTAACTTCTCATCAAGATATTAGTGGAAAAGTAAATAGAACTGGTGATTATCTAGATACTGATAGCGATAGATATTGGATTTCAAACTCTAAGTTTGGTATAAATTTACATAATTCTGATATTGTTAATGTAAATAGTATATATACTTCTGATGTTTCAGATGGACCAGGAGAAAGTATATCCTTTAAGAGAAGTAATGGTAATTATGATACTTTTAGAATAGCTGATGGAGTAATATGGTTTGGTGCTGATTATGCATTCAATAAGACAATTACTGAATATAAAATGTTACATACTAATAATATAAGTATAGCAGGAAAGACTAACGGTTTTATTGATATGTCAGCAGGTGGTGTTATAAAACAAGCATATATTTATGCTATAGGTAGCATAGATGGATATAATAGTTATCCTGATGGTAGAACTACATCTATCAATGATTATGATAAAGGTTTAAATAGATTATTCTTAACTCATGCTACAAGTTCTCTTCAAGCTAATCAAAAACCATTAGGTAATGACGGACATATTCTACATTTTGGATGGGATAATAATGGTGGTTGGGACTCTCAACTTGCTATATCTAATAATGGTGATAAACCTTATATTGCTGTTCGAGCACAATATAATGGAACTTGGAGAAATTGGTATGGTGCAGCATTACTTAAATTTACTAATTACATTACTGGTAATGGTGGATTAATGGTAGAACGAACTGATAAAAATTTAGATACTTATATAGGAGTTAGTAATGGAACTTATGATATAAGATTAATGATTGGTTCTGGAAATGTGAATAGAGGCATTTATGATGTTGTACGTGATAATTGGATGCTATATCGTGATAGCTCTACGAACATATATATGAATGGTAATGTTCTTGCTACTGGCGGCATCACCGCATACTCATCCTCAGACATCCGCTTGAAGCAGGATTTGCGTAAGCTGGACTACTTCGGCATCATCAAGATGATGGGTGGCACGTTCGGCTTTGCTTGGAAGAAGGACAACACAAGGTCTATCGGCTGGATTGCCCAGAACGTCTTGTGCAACCCTCACTTAAAGGACATCGTGGAGACTGATGAGAAGGGCTACTATAAGATTAACTACTGGTCTCCGAAGCTGATTGCAACGGCATTCGGTGCTATCGAGCAGGTGGGCGATGAGGTCAGCAGGTTGAAGGCTCGTGTGGTCTTCCTCGAATCAGAGGTTCAGCGATTGAGCGGAAAGCAAGACAGCAGTGACAAGAAGAGATTAGATAACAAGAATATTAATTTATTAAATTAGTTAAGAAAATGGAGAATTTAAAGATTAACAAGAAGAGTGAACAGACAACCGCCACTTATACTAAGGACGGCTATCGAGTAGAAATCACCTACAATGTTGACAAGACTGGTGGCAACATCGACAGCATCAACATGAGTATCTACGCAGATACCAATGGTAACTATCTCGGCAATGCCAACGCAAGCTCCAACGGCAGCGAGCTGACCTACAACATCAGCGGCATCCATCAGAGCAAGCTCAGTGAGGTGTCAGCATTGATAGCGGAGGTTGATTCCGCTATCGCTACCAATATGGCTAGCGAGGCAGCAGAGTAAGTATCGTGAGTATTAACGCAGGGTGGCTCTTATAGAGCTGCCTTGCCTAGTGTTTTAAGTTTTAAAGATTAAGCGTATGTCTCTATCTAATAACAAAATCACTGCTCCAGTGAGCGTGGATGATGTTGCGGATTGTCTCGGAATGACCCGCAGCAGTACCTTGGCAGACCTATGCACATCATCGAAAATTAACGTCTGGGCGAAGTACAAGCCTACAGTATTTCCATCACCCTTTCCCGATGACTGGTATAAGGCGAAGGATGGCAACTACGGCATCAATATTACGGTAGAAAACGGCAAGAGCAACTGGAAAGACCTTGTAGCGGAATATTCAAAGGCTAATAATGGATATGCCACCTTATATAACAAGCCAACTGGCGGTGCGTCTTCTCCTTTTCGCCTTGGAGATTTCAGAGGCTACTTTCACAATGCCAATCCCGAGGTGAAGGACTATCTATCCACCAACGTGTTCATCCGTGAGAGTGATACCAATCAGATACTCACGGAACACAATATCGTATCGGTAGATGGCTTACAGATAAGCTATTTCGATTTCGCCGCATTCAAGGATAAGTACTTCGGCTACATCATCACCGATAAGAGCAAGTCCACCCTCATGTTCATCACCACCGCATCCAGCGTTGGCACATTCACCGTGCCGCTGCCCAAGAACGCCCTTCAGGTAGGCGATTACCTTGCCTTTCCGATGTTCTGCTCATTCAACTACTCCAGTGACCACACCCTTCATCAGATGACTTGCTATGCCATCCCAAACCTCGCAGGAGGCAAGCAGCTCTCCATCATCAGCCAGTCGCAATCCGTGGCAAGCAACTTCGCACAGATTACGGCAGAGCAGAAGCTTGGTAGAATCATCGTAACGCTGAAGATGAAGAATAACGCCACTACAGTAAAAAATGTTGCTGTATATTGCGTATATCAGACCGACCCGTCCAAGGGACAGAGTATGGTCGTAGGAGAGTATATGAATACGGTAGGAACGATGAATGCAGGTGAAACCAAGACTGTCAGATTCACAAATCTTACAAGTGGAAAATCGTATAAGATATACGTGATAGCAAATGGCACTTGGGTTGTAAATGGTCTTTTCCCATTTAGTAGTATTATGCCCGATATGTAGTAGATATAAAAAGAAGTGTAACTATATTAAAAATAAGAAAGAAATATGAGTGTAAATAACGGAAAAATCACCCCCCCATATCCATCGATGATGTTAAGTCGGTGCTGGGAGAACCGAGTAATGATGTTGCCGCATTGTGCAAGTCCGCCAATATAAACAAGTGGTCTCCGCATAAGCCTGTCCACTCCAGTAAACTATTCGATTTAAATGATGCCGATTTTGGAATAACCGACAAAACATTCAAACTTATAGTTCCATCTTATTCAAGATTAGAGGATTTATGCCGAGACGTAATTATTAAAACTCCATCATATACTTATGAGAAGCCAAAGGGGGGAAGTTCTTCGCCTTATAGGTTAGGAGATTTCAAAGAATATAATTCCGTGATAAATAGAGGATGGAGTTACAGTAATGCTAATGTTGTTGCTACTACATCAGGAAAAATGGATATGTATTATAACACTAGAGAAGACCACGGAGGTGGAATTTATCTGAATTTATGGGATTTCTACGTTTTTAATAATTGTTATTTTGGAGTTGCAGTAATTAATCAGCAAGGAAATGTTGCTGCATTTATAACGAATGTGCAAAAATGTAATAGTGGATATTGTAAAGCTTCCGCATATAATATGAATTATATAGGTAATGGTATTTTTTATGTTATACCATTTATGAGTAATACTCCATTTACTTCTGTTAGATATGATTCTGCAAATACAAGACCTGCTATATTTTATCCTATTGATGGATTACCAGCTGTAAAGCGTCAGAATGGTTATAGTACAGAAGACCCAATCACGAAGGTTAAATTTAAGCTTGCGAATAAAGACTTGGATTACAGAGACCCAGTTAGTGGCATCGTTACTCCTGGTAAATCAGGTAAATATATCTATCTACACAATTATAGCAGTACAACAAAGTATAATGGTATAATGATACAAGTAGAGAAGAACGGGAATGTTGTTGCAAGATTGAATAAAAATATGCAAACATTCGGGTTAAAGCCAAATAGTGACATGGATTACTATATCGAAGTAAGCGAGTACTTGAAAGATACTGGAAATGTATTTGTGGCTTATGTTCTAACCGAGAAAGCAGATACATTACGACCTAGTGATTACCCAACGTGGGGAAGCTAATATTTAAATTCGTAAATTTTGCTCCTCCTGCATTGCTATTCGGAATTATTTTCTTAACTTTGCACTGTTAACAGGAAATGTATTCTGCTATGGCAATCTGGCGAAGAATATTGTATAACATAAAAATAAAGAAACAATTATGAAGAAGATTAAGACAATCGAGGCTGTTGCAGCCTACAGAACATTGAAGGCATTGAAGACATCATCAATGAGCGATGATGCCGCTATGCGAGTTTGGAAGAATATGAAGGCACTCCGCTCAGTTTCCGATACTTACGACAAGGACGTGGAGGAAGCACAGGAGAGCTTGAAGGACGACAATTTCGAGGAGATGCAGCGCAAGCTCCAGGAGTGCCAGCAGTTGGAACAGAAGCACGCCGATGAGGGCTACGAATACACCAAGGAGGATTCCGCCAAGTTTGCGGAGGTCAACCAGTACTTCTTCAACCAGAAGCAGAAGACCGAGAAGTACTTCTCAGACCTTGCCAATGCCGAGGTAGAGGTAGCCATCGAGGAAGTTGACGAGAAGGAGCTTTTCAAGGCAGCGAAAGATTGCGGCTTGAAGTTCGCCGATATGGAGAGCCTTGAAGTGGTGATAGGATAATAACAGTAGCAGATATAATAATAGCGTTAGAATGGCATTCTTGTTCAGTTCTAACGCTATTTTTGTGACCTATTACTTTCAGATTGTTACTTTTTATAAAGTTTAACACAAAAATCAACTGAAAACCAACCACTTCTGTTAGAAAAATGCGTATCTTTGCGGAAGAAACTTAAAAAATCAACGAACAATAGTCTAAAAAAAATAAGCTTATGAACAAAGAAGATGAGAGCGACCTATTAAAGTGGTTGCAAGACAAAGACGTTAGCGAGGTGATGTCCTTGCTGATGAAGCACGGAAATCGGTATAGCAGAAGGATTCTGAAATTCTTTCGCTGGTTCTGTAAGTATGTTCCAATTATAATTATGTGCTTTCACGCCTATGGAATGTGGGATTTTAGCCAGCATCCAAGGGAAATGTTTATAACAAACAATGAGAATTTTCCCTGCTATTTATTCATTTACTTTATGGTGTACATCTTGCCGATGGTTTTGATATTAGCAAGCCGATTTTTCTTCTTGTGCTGGCGGTATCGTATTCCGTTTTTCTACTTTTTTGGTGTGAACGCTGCTCACATCGTTGAATGGAGCTGGTACACAACTAATGATATGATAGATTCCTGCTTTACCGTAATGATAGTAACGGCAATGTTTTATCTATATGGATTTGCAGATATGTTTATTAGCAGAACTAGATTAGGACGTAAAATCTGTGCATAATATGGGAAAGATATTGAATTATAAGATACTCGGTACGGCTCTAAAGTCGCTGAGTGATGCTTGTTTCAAGGCAGACGAGCAACAGCGAAATGGCGAGAAGGTCACCGCTTGCGGAATGAGTGACGATGACTTGGATAGATTGTGTGAAATCATCCCCGATATGCTCAATCCTATGATGAGCACCGAGGAGGTTAAGGATAAGCTTCACGTTTCTGATGCTACCCTTAACAGAATGGTGGCTAGGGGCGATTTGCCCAATGGCGAGTGTAAAAAGCGAGGACATACGAGATATTGGAAGAAGTGGGATATACTACACTTCATAAAGAGCAAGAGAAAATCATAACGGACAAGCCCTACGCAGCACGGATAAGCGAGCATATATGAGTATTATGGATTTTATGTTTCAGACTTTGATTATAGTAGCGATACTGGTAATCATCAACTGCACGTTCATTGCTTATTTGTATCTTTCCTATAAATATAAGAAGGTCGATAAGTTTTTCATGGCTTGGGTGACATCATCAACTATGATGTTAATGATGTGGTTCGGAGTAGGATTGTACCTGTATCTACTAAATATTTCTTAGGAGTTGAGTAAGAGAGGTAAGTGATTGCCTCTCTTTTTTTTGTTATTTATGATATTACCTCCTATCACCTTAAATCTATGATAATCAACCACTAAAAGAAAGTGTGATAGAGTTATATTTGCTCTCCCTTATTCTTCGTACCTTTGCATCCGTAACGTTACAATAGTGTTAGTTAATATTAAGGATAACTTAAAAAGATTGTATCATGGAAATGACAGATGCAAAAGTAGTAGAGAAGAAAATCTACGAAGATGGTAAGAAGGAGTATGCCAGCAAGGGTTTGGCAGGAACAGCCCTCGGAATTGGCATCGGTGGCTTGGCTTTAGCTTTGCTCAACGGCAATGGTCGTGGTGTGTTTGGTTCACTTGGTAATGGTATGCCAGATAATGTGAATATCAACACCTATGGTGGTATGACTGCAAGTAATACTGCTCCTACAGCCCTTGAAGTAATGGAGAAGGAATGCGCAGATGAGGTGAAGTTGCTTACCGACATGTTCGGCTTGAAGCTCGACACCGCCAACAAGTTCTACGCTATGCGTGAGACAGATGTTGCCGAGAAGTTCGGTCTTTACAAGTCGCAGGTAGATGCTATCAACGCTGAGAACCGCCGTGCAATGCAGGCTGAGTTCGGTCTTTACAAGTCTCAGGTTGATGCTGACTTCGGTTTGTACAAGAATCAGAGAGACCAGTACGATGCGTTGCAAGCTAAGTATTGCGACCTCGACAAGAAGGTAGCCGTTATGGAAGCCCTCACTCCTTACAAGGAGAAGTTGATGATGGCTTACGTGAACGAGAAGTGTTGCCGCAAGATTGATGGTGTTCTCGGACTCCAGAGCACTCCTACTGTTACAGTTCTCCCATCTGCAAGCATTTGCGGATGTGCTGCAACATCAACTCCCACTACAGGAGCGTAACAGAGTAGTAAGGAAGTCGGCTAGACGGACTAAGAAAAAATGAGTTGGTGAGGGGTGTTTGCCCTCGTTGGTGAATGCTCTCTCACCTCTCTATAATATATCACCAACTTTAAAGATATTGATTGTTATGATGAATTTTGGTAACAGCCCTTTGCTAGATATGGGCACAAGTCAGCAACAGCCGACAACGATGGATGCCGAACTACAAAAGGTTTATGAGGCAATACAGCAGAAGCGAGCATCTATCAATATGCAAGCGCAGCAATCCGCCACCCCTTTATGGGATGAAATTGACAAGATTGAGGACAATCTGACAGGCGCACAACGTCAGTACTTGATGCAGAATCAGGAATACGTTAATAGCTTGCAATATGTGTCTAAGCTAGTGCAAGATGAGGAATTGCGCATCATACGTCCTCGCATTGAGAGTACTCAGCAAGGACAGGAAGCATTAAAGAAGCATCTATCTTTGATGCAAAGATTGAGAAAAGAAGTAGCGCAAGCAGAGGAACAAAAATCTGCTATGCTCAACGATTATATGACTAACCACAGCGACAAAACTTGGCAAGAATATCTCGTTTGGTACAACAAAACAAAGAAAGGAGAAACAAAGAAATGAACGTAACAGAACTGAAAGAGAAACTGCTTACATCGCTTGATTTGTGGGCAGACGCAAGAATTAGCGATATGGTGAAGGAGAACCCTGCATTGGCTATTCCTTCCGTGTATATGAAGCGAGCTTCACATAACATCATCGCCAAACACAAGGATAGTTGGGGCAAGAGCATTGACAACGCTACCCTATTCATTGCCGATGAAGACGGCAACATAGATGCCAACACGATATTTGAAGATATGATGCAGATGCTAAAATCCGTGGAAGATTACAAATTCGATGTAGGTTTTATTCACGGACATATCGACAAAGGAGTTGTGTCTATTGACCTGCCAGATGGAATTGCCACTGCTATCCTCTTTGGAAGCAAGCGAAGCATCAACTTCACAGAGGAGGACTTTGTAGAGTTGAAAGATTTGATAATAGGTTAAAATATATAAGATATGGAAGCAAAAGAGATTATGAGTAAGTTTGATGAGCTTTATGGTATAATGGCTTCATCAACCAACGTTAAGTATATGCACGTATTCGGTAACACGATGCGCTGCATGATGAAGGATATGGCATCCAAACACCCAGAGTTGGCGCAAGAGTATCTTGATAAGCTGTGCGCTATCAGGTGGAAGAACTATCTCACCAAGAAGGAGGCTTCTGAGATTGTAAACGGTATGAATCCGCCTGCAACCTGGGATATGCAGACATGGCTCAATGCAATGACTGGTCTAGGACTTGCGACAGAGGAGAAGCCTTACTATAACGATTACGCCCTATACGTTGCGATGAATCAGGTTGTAAGCGACCACGGATGCACCATTGCCAAGATACTCGGCAAGGAAGATGTCAAGGAGATTGGAACCGAGCATCTGGTAAAGTATGCCCACAGCCTCGCACTTGATCTGCTGAAGGATAAGGATGGCGTGTACGACATCAGAGAGTATTTCTTGAAGTAACACTAAAAACATACGGTTATGAAAAAGGTATTCGAAGACATTATAGCTAGCAATGACATGCAGGCTATCAAGAACTGTGTTACGATCATAGCAGATTGTTGCGAGGTCGGAATGAACGACAGCGTAATGCTTGATATGATGAAGCAGGTCAAGGGAGAGATTGGCGCGTGTCATTATGACGAAGAAATGGCAGATATGCACCTTTGCCTCATTGAGCAGCTTCACACTAAAGACGTTGCCAAGGATTATTGGCACGAGGTCAAGAGTGACAAGATTAATCTTGAAGACTGGTGCGTCCTCTGGGGTGAAATGGTAAAACGCAACGCTGGAAAGATTAAGAAGTGGTTCCCGAAAATCAACACGCTTGATTTCGAGAGAAAGATTTTTGACGAATGCGTTTCTTTCCTGGAAAACGGCGGAATGCCATATTATGATCTGAATATCTGATTTTTTCGTTATTCTGAATGAAGTTTCGGTTTTTTTTGCTATCTTTGCATCAAAAGACCGAAACTTTATTTTTATTAATTATTCAGGATAACGAAAATGGCAGAAAGATTAAGAGAATTATTAGTAGGGGTCGTGATAGCGGTCGTAGCCTACTTAAAGCCTATTGATGGAGAATTGAAGACTTTGGCTTTGATTTTCTTTCTCAACTTTGTGTTTGGATACCTTAGTGGTATGATAGCTAAAGGTGAGAAATTCGAACTCAAGAAGGCACTTATTTGCGTAGGTCACGCAACGATATACTTCGTTCTATGTGCAGCCGTATATACCGTTGGTAGATGGAAAGGGCAAATGGATGGAGCTATTCAGTGTGTGTCAATGATTACCTACGTTGTGATTTACTTCTATGGCATGAATATCACCCAAAAGATGATGGAGATATTCAAGAAAGGTACGCCACCATGGATGGTAGCGAACTTTCTACATTATTGCCTTGGACTGTACTTTTTGGAGAGGATACCTTTCCTGTCATCATTTTTTAACTCATACAAACAACAGAAAGGAAATCAATCATGTTAATTACAATAGATAGAGCTTGGAAAAAGAATGGCTATACTATCAGCCGTCTTTACGTCAACGGTGAATTGTTCGGCTGCAATACTCTTGAAGATGCTGATAGAGGATTGCGCCAAGATATGCAGCTTGAAGAAATCAAGAAGAAAAAGGTGTACGGGCAGACTGCAATACCAAGCGGCAGTTACGAATGCGTATATACCTACTCTAACAGATTCAAGAAGATGCTTCCATTATTAAAGGATGTGCCAGGGTTCGATGGTATCCGTATTCATTCCGGTAACTCTGCAAAAGACACACTGGGCTGTATCTTAGTGGGGAAAAATAACAAGAAAGGTTGGGTTAGCGATTCTCGATTCTGGACAGACAAGCTCATTCAGACAATGAAAACGGCTTGGGATAAAAAGGAAAAAGTAACGATTGTAATTCAGTAGCTTATGAAACTGATAGATAAGATAACTAAAGTTTCGCAAGTGAAAA